GAAAAAACATTAGCTGAGTATTTAGAAAGTGTTTACGGAAAAGGATCTATCAATTTACAACAAGGAGAATTTATTCCTTCTGTAGAAGAAGTAGAAGTAGAGGAAGTAGAGTAATTCTCAATAAAGTAGAATAAAGAATAAGGAGGGTTTCGACTCTCCTTTCCTATTTATTAGAGAACAGAAACCCTCTGTATATCGAAATGGGTTATCAAAATTCCAAGATATTTATAATAAATTAAAATTAATTAAATAAGACATGGCAGAAGCAATTATTTCTCCAGGAGTATATACAAGAGAAAATGATATCTCTTTTATACAGCCAGCACCAATCGCAGCAGGAGCAGCATTTATTGGACCAACAGTAAAAGGTCCTATAGAAAACCCGACAATTGTTACTTCTTATAACGACTATGTAAGAAAGTTTGGAGTTCTATTTTCTTCAGGCTCAAATTCATATGAGTTCTTAACTTCACTAGCTGTTAAAAATTATTTTTCTCAAGGAGGACAGACAGCATTAATTACTAGAGTTGTATCAGCTTCAGTAAATTATACAGCTGCAACTAATACCTTTATATCAGCATCAGTCAAAGCACTACATCCATTTGAATTAAAAACCTTAGGACAAGGAGACTTGTACAATAATGCAACATCTTCTATAGCAGGGTTACCAGGCAGTACAGGAAGTTACCTAAACACAGACGGATCACTAGTATCTGGATCTTCGGATAATTTAAGATGGGAGGTAGTAGGAGTTAACAATGCTCGAGGTACATTTAACTTGTTAATTAGACAAGGAGATGATAGTTCAAATAACAAAGTTATTCTAGAAACATTTAATAATGTATCTTTAGATCCAAACTCTGATAACTATATTGAAAAAATTGTAGGTAACCAAACAACTAGTGTTGGTACAGACGGAAGTACTTACTACTTACAATCAACAGGAAACTATCCAAACAGATCAAATTTTGTAAGAGTATCAGCAGTTAATCTACCTACCTTAAACTATATAGGAAATAACGGAGTTACTGTTAATGTAGACAGCGCAGGAGTTTCTTACTCAGGATCATTACCGATAACAGGTTCAGGTTCATTCTACGGAGCAAATGGAAAAGTTAAGCCAGGTGCTAGACTTTTTGCAGATATTACAGATAATAATGCACAAGGATTAATAGCAGCAGATTACACAAAAGCAATAGGCTTGCTTCAAAACAAAGATGATTATCAATTCAATATTATATCTACACCAGGATTAATCTATGCAAATGATAATGCAGCTTTAGCAATTGACAGTGTAATTTCTTTAGCAGAAAATAGAGGAGATTGTATCGCAGTAGTAGACCTAGTAAACTACGGAACATCAGTATCTAATACAATAGCTGAATCAACTAACTTAAATACTTCTTACGGAGCATCTTACTGGCCATGGTTACAAATGAGATCTGCCACAGGTAAGAACGAATGGGTACCAGCAGGAGTTACAATACCAGGAGTATATGCATTTACAGATGCAGCAACAGCACCATGGTTTGCACCAGCAGGACTTGTAAGAGGAGGAATTTCAGGAGTAATTCAAGCAGAAAGAAAATTAACTAAAAACGATAGAGATATTCTTTATGCAGCAAAAGTTAACCCAATTGCTTCTTTCCCAGGAACAGGTATATCAGTATTTGGACAAAAAACATTACAGACTAAAGCATCAGCATTAGATAGAGTAAATGTAAGAAGATTGTTAATCGCTCTTAAGAAATTTATTGGTGACCAAGCAAGAAACTTAGTATTCGAACAAAACACTATTACTACTAGAAATAAATTCTTAGCGACAGTAAATCCATACTTAGAGTCAGTAGTACAACGTCAAGGTCTATATGCATATAGAGTTGTAATGGACGAATCAAACAACACACCTGATACTATTGATAGAAATCAATTGATAGGACAAATCTACATTCAACCAGCTAAAACAATTGAATTCGTAGTATTAGACTTTACAATTGAACCAACAGGAGCTACGTTTGCATAATTTAGAAACAAAGATATTTATAATTAAATAAGTAAAATAAAAAATGGCAGTATTAGATCCAAACGAAATAATGTTTAGAGCCTTTGAACCAATGGTTCAGCACAGGTTTGTAATGTATATAGATAATATCCCTTCATTCATGGTTAAGAATGTGAAAGCACCAAACTTTCAAGATTCTATGATCAAACTTGACCACATCAACTCTTACAGAAAAATAAGAGGAAAAAGAGAGTGGCAAGATATGGATATGACTCTATACTCACCGATAACACCTTCAGGGGCTCAAGCAGTAATGGAATGGGCTCGTCTAGGATATGAATCAGTAACAGGTAGAGCTGGATATTCAGATTTCTATAAAAAAGATTTAACTTTAAACATTCTAGGACCTGTAGGAGATGTAGTAGGAGAATGGATTATTAAAGGAGCTTTTTTAACAAAAGGAGACTTTGGACAATTCGACTGGACTTCTGCTGATGGAATTGTAGAAATAGGAATTTCAATTGCAATGGATTATTGTGTATTAAATTACTAATACCATTCAAAATAAAACTAACAAGCCTGGCAGTAGCCGGGCTTTGTTGTTTTAAAAAAGTTTTTTTCATATATTTATATATAGAAAAAGTTACTAACAAATAAAATTTATGGAACAAAAGCAAAAATTTCCTACCGAAATGGTAGAATTGCCATCAAAAGGTTTACTTTACTCAAAAGATTCTGCTTTATCAGAAGGTAGAATTGAGATGAAGTATATGACAGCTCGTGAAGAAGACATTTTAACCAATCAAAATTACATTCAACAAGGAGTAGTTATTGATAAATTACTACAATCTCTTATCGTAACACCAATTACTTACTCAGATCTTCTAATAGGAGATAAAAATGCAATATTACTTGCTTCCCGTATTTTAGGATATGGAAAAGACTATGAGTTTGAGTATAAAGGACAAAAAGAAGTAGTAGACCTTTCAGAAGTAAAAAATAAAGAAATTGATTTTTCTTTATTAGAAAAAGGAAAAAATGAATTTACATTTACAACTCCTTCTACAAAGACAGATATTACTTTTAAATTACTAACACATGGAGATGAAAAAGCAATAGAACAGGAAGTAAAAGGTCTAAAAAAGATACATAAAGACTCTTCAGCAGAACTTACAACAAGACTTAAAAGAATGATTACCTCAGTTGAAGGAAATTCAGAAACTAAGACAATTAGAGATTTTGTTGATAATTTCCTATTAGCAAGAGATTCTAGAGCTTTAAGAGAGTATATAAATCAAATTCAACCAGATGTTGATTTAAAATTCTTCCCAGAAGACGGACCAGATGGAGGGGTTGATATTCCTATCGGGGTTACATTTCTTTGGCCTGACGCCGGAGTATAGAGGAAGCCTTTTTAATCAACTCCATGATATAGTATTTCACGGGAAAGGAGGGTACTCTTTTGAGACAGTTTACGAATTTCCTATATGGTTAAGAAAATTTGTACATAGAAGTATGATTGAGTATTACGAAAGTGAAAATAAAGCACAACAAAAAGCATCAGGACAAAGTAATGTATTACAAAATGGACATATTAAAGCACCTGATTATAGTACAAAAGCTTCTAGATAATAGAAGCTTTAACTATTTATATTAAAACATATAAACTAGATGCCAAATCAATCGCAAGATATAGATAAACTTAATAAGCAAATTGCCGATCTAAGAGCGCAATTAGGTAAAAAGATGGAAACACCTTTCAATGCAAACGAGCTTGGAAAAGCCCAAGAAGCATTAAAAGGACTTCAAGCCACTGCAGCTGAAATAAACACTACATTCACTGACCTTACCTCTATCTTAAGAGCCAATCTTGCAGAAATGTCAAAGCAAAACACTGCTTTAAGTATCTCAAAGAAAGGATATCAGGGATTAACATCTGTTGTAGAAAAGCTTAAAAACGAAGAGCAAGGTATTTACGGATTTAATACTAAGCAATTAAAGGCTCTACAAGAAAAAGCAAAAATAAGTTTTGATGATCTAAGACGAAATGTACAGGCACTTTCTGCAGAAGAAAGAAGAACAGAAGCAGGAAAAGCAATGCTCAAAGCTAGAAGAGCTGGGTATGCTATAGAAAAAGAAGCTTTAAAAGAACTTGAGAAACGTCTAGAACTTGAAGAAAAAGTAGAGAAAACCGTTGGAGCAACTGGTGCATTACTTACAAGTACTAATAAATTACTTGGTGCATTAGGGTTTGGGCATATGTCATCTGAGATAGATGAGTTAAACACAAAACTTAAAGATGAGTTAAGGGAAGAAATTAAGAAGGCAGGTAATGATGTAAACACTGTAGCACTTAAGTTTCAATACATGGGTAAAGCTGCTGCAGGATCAGCTAAGATATTTGCAGACGGGTTAATGCAACCTGAATTTGTTATAGGGAAAATCTTTGACACATATCTTAAAATAAATAAAGCATCAGTAGATGTACAACACCTCACAGGACAAAATGCAGTAGCAGCCGCCTCCTGGGGAGCAAATTATGCCACAGCAGTTGATTACCTAGAAACAATAGGTGAACTAACCAAGCAAACCGGTATGAATGCTCAAAACATCTTCTCAGAGAAGGTAGTAGGGCAAGCAGCAGCATTAAAGAAAACAATGGGACTTACAGCTGAAGAAGCTGGAGGACTTGCCGTCATGTCACAAACCTCAGGTAAGAGTGTGGACGGAATGGTGAAGAGTGTAGTAGCTACGACATCTGCATTTAATGGAGCAAATAGAGCAGCAGTAAGTCAAGGAGCAGTATTAAGAGAAGTAGCAAATACTTCTGAATCTATAAAACTTTCATTAGGAAATAACCCGCAAGCATTAGCTAAAGCAGCTTCAGCAGCTCAAAGACTTGGACTATCATTAAAAGATGTAGATAATATTGCAGGATCGTTAACAAATTTTGAATCATCTATTTCAGACGAATTAGAAGCAGAGTTATTAACAGGTAAAGAACTTAACTTAGAAAAAGCTAGGGAACTTGCTTTAAATAATGACCTAGAAGGGGTTTCAAAAGAGTTATTTAAAAATTCATCTGACATTGCTGAATTCGGTAAGATGAATAGAATTGCACAAGAAGCATACGCTAAGTCTTTAGGAATGACTAGAGATCAATTAGCAAAAATGGCTTACAACAAAGCACTTGAAGCAGGAATGACCGAAGAACAAGCCTCAGCAGCAGCTAAGGTGAATGCAGAGGATATGAAGAGAATTAATGCTGAAGAAAACTTTGCTGCAGCAATGGAAAAAATAGCAGGGGCTTTAGCACCTATCCTAGAT